TGAGTACATGTAGTAATCATAAGTGCTCTGAGTAACAGCTAATCGCAGTAAATTTTTATGTGCCCAGCAGAGGTAGTAACCCTTGCAGTTAGCAGGAGCAGCAACAAGTTCAATGTTCAACTTCTCGCAGACGTTTGCATCAATCAAGTCACGCAGAGCTTCTTGATCTCGCATGTGCTCGTAATCGATATAAATAACCACCGTCGTTTGCATAGGAAATTGTGCATACTCCTTTAGACACTTGAGCAGTGGGTCAAAACGAGACAGAGGATCGTGAGCAGTAACCAGAATTAGAAGTTTTTTCATTAGTACTCAACAGAGAATTGACCTCGTTTTTGGAGGAAAGTCATAAGCCAGACATAGGCATCTAACAAGTCATCGTGACTAGTTGCGCCAATATTGATCAACTGGTCAATCAATGCGTCGAACTTGCGGTACTTGTTAAAGGTCACTTTCTTGTTTTCCAAGAGACCTAAGGTGCCCCTGAATCTGGCGATCTTGTCACCCCTAAACCCTTTCACCTCATGGACATGGAGGTTATGCAAACCACGCTCGTTCAATAGAACCCTTCGTATGTCAGCAGCAAGACTAGCTTGGTAAGCCACAGCTTCAACTACGAGCGTCACAGTTGAGTGTGTAGGGAAATACTCTCCGTCTTGCAGTACGAGGATTCCCCATTCCACCAACATGTCGCAGAGAAGATCGATTTTTTCTAAATTTCCAATTGTGCGGATCTGGTGAGCGTCCACGATGTAGTAGTCGTCTTTCAATCTTCCGCCTAAAACGAACGCCGTGTAGTCAGACGTTTCGTTCTTACTAGCAGAAAGGTCAATACCTACAGCCAGAGAATCAAACTCAGTAGCTACTTCTCCTTTAATAATGAGGTCAGGAGACAACACCAAATCAGAAGACATAACTGCCTGCTGTTGGTACTGATAAGCAAATGCAACAGGATCTAATTCTTTCTGTTGTAGCAAGTATTTTGCAGACCACTGACTAGGCCAATAACTAACAGGATCACCATCGTTGTCATAAGTAATCGCTTCTTGTGAAACCTGCTTCCAACCTTTTTGAGGGGTAAACATAGTTTTATGAATATCTAACGGATGGAATCGTGTTCCTAGACAGATCGAACGACCACCTTCAAAAACAATCGGTGCGATAACGCTTGACCAGTTGTTATTCATTTCCTCTCTAATCGCAGGGTTTTTAATATCTGCGCTGGATTTAATGGGGTCATCCACGATGACAAGGTGAGCACGTTTAGACGTAATCGAGCCCCTCAGTCCAGCAGCACGAAGAGTAAATTCCTCGTCACCCACTCGACTGATTCCTGCATAGTCAAAATCAATTGACCAACCAACATCACTCTGCATACCCTGGCGGAGCTGCACTCGCGGGAAAATTTTCCTGAAAGTCGCTGAGTCAATGATCTGTTTGATAATCCGACTTTTAGGGATGGCAGTGTTGATGTTGTAGGAGCAGTAGATAATCTGAAGCGGTCTTTTCTGTGTGGTGTGGCGACCGATCACCCACGCGGTAAACAAGTTTAGAACCGTACTTTTTGCCGAACCACGAGGAGCAAGAATGTCGAGGTTGGGTCCAGCTATATCCAACAAATATTTATTTGATTCACCAGTTACAAGATGTTTGTGCCACTCCAGCATATGTTGTGCTGGTGGTTTATCTAGAACAGTACAAAAAGTAAGGAAGTCATCCTGTGCTCTAGCGAATACATTATCTACACCAAAATTATCTACATCGGTATCGACAGCACGTTGAGCCTTTAACCGTAAAGCTCTCCTGTACGCAAAAGTTTCTCTACTCGGCATATCTAAAAACTGTCTGTATAGTGTTAGAAAGATTCTACTTCTGTATGTCCAAAATTCTCTGGTACGGAGATGCAGTTTCTCATACGGGTTTTGCACGTGTAACCCATAGTCTTTTAGAGCACCTCAGCAAAAACCATGAAGTTGTAGTGTTTGGTATTAACTATAACGGAGATCCCCATCCATACGATTTTAAAATTTACCCTGCAGCAGGAGTCCACCCTGGTGATCGTTTTGGTTTGGCTCGTCTGCCTTCAGTTGTCGAAGAAGAAAAACCTGACTTTATTATCGCTCTCAACGATATCTGGATGATCAATCAGGTGTGGGAGAAGATTCACTTTCTGCAACCAACTCTGGGTTTTAAATTCATACCTTATTTCCCCATCGATTCTGAGCGGTATGTAGATTCTATGCTCAGGTACGTGAAGGACTGGGATTTCTCAGTCACCTTTACAGTGCAGCAAGCTCAACGAATTCAAAACCACAACGTCGAACCGAAGATGTTGGGTGTTCTTCCTCACGGAATTGACGCAGATAAATTTTTTCCCATGGATCAGGAGGAAGCTCGAAAAAAGCTGAGTCTCCCTCCAGGCAAGTTCATTGTCTTAAACGCTAATCGCAACCAACCTCGCAAACGAATTGACCTGACAATCCAGGCATTTGCTGAGTTTGCAAAGGACAAGCCAGACACCATGCTCTATCTCCATATGAGTGAGAAAGATTTGGGCTGGGGTATTCGTGAAATCTTTGACTCAGAAATGAAACGACGCGATCTAGACCCGACAAATCGGTTGATTATGACTGCACGGAACATCAACTATATGGCTCCTCCTACCGACGAAACACTAAACTTAATTTATAACTCCTGTGACGTTGGTATAAATACAGCAGATGGAGAGGGTTGGGGACTGGTGCCTTTTGAGCATGCGTCATGTCGAAAAGCACAAGTGGTTCCTGACCACACGTCGTGCCGAGATATTTGGCGCGGAAGCGGATGTCTAATCGATGTCGCGGCTTGGGTTCGGGATAAAGATCTCAGCGTTGAAAGAGGAATTATCAACGTTACTTCTGCTGTCGATCATCTCAACAAGCTTTATCACGACAAGGCATATAGAGACGAAGTAGCCGAAGAGTGCTACGAAGTTACGCAGAACCCCAGCTATCGCTGGGATCGGATTGCGCTCGGATTTGAAAAAGCAATGGAGGATCTGTCCAAATGAGTACTCAGCACATTCGATACCACGCCTCGATGAGCAGCGTGTGTTACCCGTCTAGAGTGCGCATGTATAAACACGGAGGACCTTGTGTTTACCAACAAGCTGAAGATCTTGGAGGTGTGTTCACCAGAATTAATCGAGGACTTCCTTTCCGTTCGGTAGCTAACTTTAGTCCTTGCTTGTTTGATCACGACGGTCATCAACTGATTGCGTGGCGCTCTCAGCCAGAACCATTTGTGTTCCGGCACGACATGAAGTACTTCTACTACAACAGTGTTCCTACAGATGTCTATGTAGGTGAACTGATTGGTGACGACACAATTGTGGGAGCCAAGAAAATAAGAAATAACCCTCACAAACTTAGTTACGAGGACCCACGGTTGTTTCATGACTCACAGGGAAACCTAATGTGTCAATTCATTACCAGCGCTTACGCTTCACGCTGGGATAACACCATTCACAAAATGGCAAAAAATCCCAAAGTTTGCGTGGGAGAACTCAATCGTTTCGGTCAGTGTGTAGATGCTTTCTACCCTGAGATTGGATTAAACCATGTAGATGGTGGCTCAGAGAAAAATTGGTGCTTCTTCCGAGACGACGACAAAACTCGTCTCCTCTACTCGACCGTACCGATTGTCATCAAGACACCTGGAGAGAAAGAAAAAAGGATCGACGCTTCGGTACTACAGAAGGTAACTGGAGAGTTTCCAACTTTTAATTCCACAGCTCCAGTCAAGATTGGAGACGAGTGGCTTGTCTTTTATCACTTCAAGTTCATGGGTAGGGTCCCAGATCACGAACAACCAATCTTGTTCTACGGATTGAGCTGCTATACGCTAAATGAAAAGCTTACCAAGATCGTGCGTCACATGCCTGAGGTGTTGTTTGAAGGATCTATGGAAGATGAGTTAATTACGTGGACTGACGTTCAAGGCAATCCAGTTTCCAAGCAACCAGCTTGCATTCTCCCCTTCGGAGCCACGGTAGAAGAAGACGTTCTCAGTCTTTCTCTTGGAGTAAACGACTCCTTTATGGGTATCTTTCGAGTGGAATTAAACAATCTACTTTCTTTGATGGAGAAGGTTTAACTCTTCTCCTCTCGTTCGATAGTGCCCCAAATGACGAGTGATGCTTCTTCAAGCAGAGCCATCATCGCGGGCACATCTTCAAAAGTATTATTTAATTCACGAAGACAACGATCAGCGCCAGCCAGTAAAAGCCCACGGCGATCAACACCATCAGTGAGCTGTCTGACGGCTTGGATGTGAGATCTAAGTTCCTTTTGAAGAACGGAAATTTTAGTAGCAGCAGTGGCATGATCAAGCATTCCAGTCAAAGTCATTTGACGGACATTCCCGATGTCTACTTTTAGTGAATCAATCTCAATCAATAAGATTTTTCTGAGATCCTCTTTAGGGTATTTTTCTTGAACGTATGCAGTTAGATCAGAGATTGACCCTGCATATCCCGGTTGAAGAAAACGAGAGTACAGGAATGCCTCAATATCACTGACGCAGTTCTTGCAGTAGAACTTAAATGCATCTTTTTGAGTTTTGTCGAGAGTATCTAACCACGCGCCAACTGTAGTTGAGTCACCAATAACACTAGTGCCGATCATGCAAAACTTCTCGTTCCTGCTAGCGCCATGTTAGTTCCTTGACGACGCAGTGCCATCTGACGTTTGCCTTCAGCTTGAATTCTTGCCAACGAACCTAGATCTTTTACTTCCTGCATCTTGATGTTGCTGTTTAACAGCTGAGAATTTAGAGCCATTTGTCCTTTTGTGTCAGCTCTAGAATCAAAGACATCACCGATAGTGTACGCCTGATCAAGGGCAGCATTTAGCTTGCCCGTTTCTTCTGCCTTTCTCATATCGATATTGGTACCAGCAGCTTGTTTAGACAGATCATTTTCTAGACTTAGAACTGCAGCACCAGCGTCACGAACGAAACTAGGATTCATCTGCTCAACCTGCAAACGTGCGTCAGCAGTATCTCCGAGCAGCCGGATCCCACGACTAGTCAAACCTTGAGCTTCTCCTCCAATCAAATCAGTGGCTTGTTGGTCTTGATTACCAGCTAGAGCCAACTGTGTTTTTTGACCACTACTAATCAGATCACCTCGTTGTCCCAAGGCACCTGTGTAAGCGCCAGTCATGGCAGCTAAATTCTGAGCAGCAGCAGTTAAAGGGGCATTAGCCGCTGCTGCAGCAGAAGCATACTGTTGCAAATAAAGAGCAGTGTTTGGGTCCATACCTCCACTACTACTCCCTCCGCCGCTACTTCCGCCGCCAAAGAGACCACCTAATGTAGAACCTAAACCACCTCCAATCGCTCCTCCAAGAGGACCGCCAATGGCAGTTCCCCCAATAGTTCCGAGAGTACCAAGAATTGACATGATTAATTAACGGCGGACGGAACCAAGGACAGAAGCGCCTGGTGCAAACGAAGCGGCACCAGCTTGAACAACTGGTGAAAGAGCAGAAAGAGTACCAGCGTTAGGGATACCTGCCTGGTAAGCAACCGACGCAAGCCCTAAAGCAATGTCTTTGTTAGCTCTAATCGTCTCCTGCTCGATTGTTTTCCACGCATTGATGCGAGCAATACTCTCTTGCCGTCTGCTGTTTTCTCGAGTTCTCGCCTCGAGGCTATTAATCACCTGCTCATTGACTGCAAGCTTGGCGTCTCTTGTACGAGCTTGAGCGGCGTCTAGATACCCAGGAGAGTTTAGATAATCAAATTGATTGTCCGTTCTTTCCCTTATAGCAAAAAATTGTTTAGCAATTTCACTTAGTAAGGTCGGATCATCTACTAGACCAGAAGTAAACGGAGCGGGATTAGTGTTGAGGTTACTGCTTGAATCTTGCTGAGGAGGCTGGACCCCACCGCTGTTGTCTAAACCAGGAGCACCTGTCCCATCGTTGTTTTTGTTTTGTCTTGCTAGGAAATCCTTTCCTAGAGCGGTTCCTCCTGCGGTCAAACCAAGAGGGATAGAACCTACAGCGAAGTCCTTTACGTACTGAAGTGCAGTTTTTGGAGGTTGAACTGCATTTTTTGCTTGTTGAAGCAACGATCCCATAAGCTCATCAACTTGCTCCGGTCCTAGCGAGTTGCGAAGACCGGTAAATACTTGACCAGCACCCTCAGGATTTCTGAATGCTGCTTTTCCGAGTTGAGTAACGAAGTCCAGACCTTGACCAATTGCCATCAGATCACCTGCCCTACAGCTGCATCGGCACTAACTCTAGCGTTAGAAAGGATGCTATCCATAACTTGACCCAGAAGATCATCAGCAGACGTTACAGTTGTGGCAGCTCCTTGAGCAATAGCAGGGTTAGTAGCCTGCATAGCGGCCAGCTCGCCCAAAGCGATTTCGCCAGCACGAGTTTCTCTTAGTGCTGCTTGGTTACGTTCGCGTGCGCCATCGATCAATTCGCGTGCATTATATCCACCACCAGGCTCTACAAGTCCTACGCCTTCCAGAACTTTTCTCATAGCATCTTGAATAAGTTCTGCCTGATAAATAGATGCTTCTTGTGAAGGAGAAACAGTGTACTTACCAGCTGTAGTGTTACCTGCTTGGAGCGCCTGATTAGGAGAAGCAAAAGCAGATTGAACGCCGCCCAAAAGGGGACCCAACACTCTTTCCAACAGAGCGAATGTCGCAGCCGTTTTAATACCTGAACCGATCACGTTGCCAGCTGAACTAGCAATTGGTCGTAATGCTGAAGCAGCCATCAGAAACCTCCAGGGTTGTCGTAAGTGGTGCCTTGGCGAGGCTTCTTCATGTATTTTAGACTATTCCCTTCTTCTTGAAGTAGTGGATTCATCCCTTCTTTTTGTCTAGAAGACGGATGTGCTCCAGTCTCAATAAAGTTAGATGCTAAGTAGCGACGAAGAAACTCACCAGGAGTAACAACTGGTGCGTCTCTTCTTACATCTCGTTCGCGTAATGCAGTAGCGCGATTCATTTCAACTTAATTGTTGGAACTGAACAGAGGGAGGGATCATATTGCTGCCGGGTGCATTCAACATGGAGTAGTTGTCTCCAAGATTGGGGTAATCACACTCAGCTGGTCTCTGCGAAGAGAGTTGATCCATGTGTTGATTCTGATTCTCCTGGATGTAAGACAGTAGATGCATAATTGCGTCCACAGCTTCGGGCTGGTCTCCAATCATTTCCAAGAGCTGCACAATCTCTGGATCCAGCTCTGGGGTTGGGTCAGTACGCATCCGTGAGGCCAGATACTGGCGCTCCATCGGATGGTTGTTGTTGGGGTACCCGTTTAAAGAGTGGGTGGCACCAGTGTTTTGCATACCCTGGTTGTCCATCCCTGGCGGAGGAGGAGTGCCACCACGGCCAAACTCTCGCAACACCATAGCAACCATGGGTGCAGCAGCCGCTCTTTCCGCATCATTCTGAGGGATTGGTGCGCCTAAAGCACGAGCTGCTAGTTCGTATTCAGCAGGAGAAAACACCAGATCCCATTGCAACTTCTCCTTCCATCATACCTTTAATAAACAAAAGGTCGCCAGGTTGACACTCAAGAGACAAACAGATCTTCTCTAGAACATCAGGAGAAGGAATATACTTTTCATCAGCGTATATCTTGCGTGTAGTTGTGGGAGACAGTTCTGCTGCCTTACTCAACGCAAAAGATGAAAGCCCTTTGCCCTCCAACAGACTCTTGAGGTTGTTGAAAAGTCTGCCTTGGGTGGGGTATGAAGAGTAGAAAGGCATTAACCTCAGTGCAAGAACTTGAAGCCTTTAGAGATGTCGACTAGTCCAGTCCCAGTAAAGTGACCGAAACTAGTTAGATCAATTTTAGGGCTCTCGATACGACGCCAGTTAATGAGTTCGCTGGTAAAACGAATATCATCAAGGAGCATGTACCTAGTTTTATTCTCCATATTAAGGGTAGAAAGCAAAGAGTAAAACTTTTCTTCAAACACTCCATCTTTACATGCGTCAACCATGATGAAATCTGCTTGCTGTAGCAAAGCAGAGAACTTCTGGAAGTTGTCAAGTTCTGTGAGATCAGCTAAGTACTGAGTCAAACGACCTCCATTCTGTACAAAATCACCTTTTTCTAAAAATGTTTTATCGAACTCGTGCCACGGTGTTAAATCAAAAGTATGGATTTTTGCTTTCTTAGCGAAGTCATACATCACACGAGTACCTGTACCCATATGCGTACCAACATCTACAACGCAATTAGGACGAAGGGAAGTGAGAAGACCAGCCAAGAGGCGGTAATGATCACCAGGGAAAGCATTAGCAAAAGGATTATCAATATACGAAAGATCTGTACCAGCAGCAATAGTCAAAGCTTGACAGATTAAACCATAATCATCAAAGCATTGAGCTGCAGCATCATCGTCTACTGAAAGCAGCTTGCTGTTGACGACGTGTCGAACGGTGTATGACATCAGAAACCCAGGTGCTTGCGACGGACGAACTCTAGATCATAGGTAGTGAAATCAACTGGCATTTCAGGAATGTCAAAAGGAGTCTTGTACGTCTCTCCTTCGACATGACCTTGCCACGCTTCATTCCATTTCATATGCAGATACTTCTTATTCATCTCGTGCGCCTTGTGGATTGCGTTGGCAATCTCGGGTTCGGAACGCCAAGTCTGACTGCCGTCGCTGTAGTCGTTCTTTTTAGTACCGTGGTAATAACCTTTACTCAGTTGCATTACACGTTTCATATCATCGTGAATGAACCTCATTCCGTAGTCCATGTCCTCGCAGTAACCTGGATACAAGTTTTCGTCAAAGAGGCCGTACTTCTCAACGACCCAGTCCTTGAGAGCGAAGATGTCCCACCCTCCTCCAGCACCGTGGACGATACCAACCGTTTCCTCCTGGATGGAAGTATGCATCTCTTCCAGAAACCCTGGCTCAAACATCACGTCATGATTGGAGATAATCCAATAAGGCTCCTTCATGAAAGTCTTGATTATCAAGTTCCACGCGCCTGAGCAGCCGACATTTGCGGGTAGATGACACACATGCACCTTCTTCACGAAAGGGTTAATGATTTCATGTAGAGCATCTACCTCTTTGGTGATCTGTCCTCTACCGTTGTTATTGAACACTACAAAGTTATCTACTGGATAATCGATTGACATGTACAACCGATGTAGCCAGTAAGGAGCGTTGACAATCGCAGTCCCAAGGACCGGAATAGAATCCATAAAAACTGAAGCAGTATCAGTATATTACTGCTTAGTTTCGTAATTAAAACACCCTTCTGCTTTTAAAGACCCGGCTTCTGGGTAACCAAACCCACAGCCTCTCACGCCGAAGTGATCACATGAGTAGCAAATCACGTGTCTAGTTGATTGCTGTAGTTCACTAGGAGCTGAGGGAGAAATAAGATTTTTTACTTCTCTCATAGTCCTGCGAAGCTCAACTAATTCATCGTAAAA